AATCTACATTGTCATGGGATGAATCGGATTACACACCACCCGTATAAAAAATGTCAAAGATATTAGATAGTGCAGTTGAATTAAATAAGATTCAATACATTGCAGGGAATAACAAGATCAACTTTACCGTTGATGTGTATTCCAACGGTGCGCCTATTGCAGATGCAACGGCAGGGTCATATGCTAATGCTGCGTTTCTTCAAGCTAACGCAGCATTTGAATCTGCAAACAATGTTGCACCACAGATACAACCTGCGTTTGATAGAGCAAACAACGCATACATTCAAGCTAATGCCGCATTTGATCGTGCAAATGCTGGAGGCGGTGGTTTATTTCCCGCCAATAATAATTGGGGATACTTAGAAACCGAATCTTTAACAGCGTTTGGTGAGAGAAATTACAACTACTTTGCCGAATATGATTTAAGACAGTATCCCAAAACTGGTGTTACCATAATGGATATGGGATATATCAATTAACATAAATAGACAATAAAAAGGATAGTATAGTGCCTACAGTAATTCAATGGAGACGAGGAACGACTGCTCAGACAGCAACTTTTACAGGTGCGTTAGCAGAAGTCACGGTCGATACAGATAAAGATACATTAGTTGTTCATGATGGAACGACTGTTGGTGGTTATCCTCTAGCTAAATCTTCTGAACTTCAGGATGCTTATAACAAAGCCAATGCCGCATTTGATTATGCGAATACAGCATCAGGTGGATTATCTTCTCTTAATGTCGCAAATGCCGCATTTTTAAAAGCTAACTCTGCATATGATAGTCAGAATGTAACTGGCACATATGCTAACGCTGCTTATGCACAGGCAAACTCTGCGGTTAATCCGGCAACTTCTGGAGCAATTTATGCTAACGGTGCATTTGCACAAGCTAACGCAGCATTCAATTACGCCAATAACGCAAACTTTGCGAGATTTACTGGCATGTTACTAATTTTCGGGGGATAACTTAAATGGCTCAGCCAAATATATTAAATTTAACAGTAGGACGAGCAAATACGGCACTACAAAACGTAACCAATGTTGTTACTAATTTTTTGAGTAATGCTAATGCGTCTAATAAAGTAGTTAGAGTTGAATCTATTCTTGCATCCAATAGACAAAATACTGTAACTGATCTTTCTATTGAGTTTGTTCGTGGTACTCTTTATTATCCTATTGCTGCAAACGTAGCCGTACCAGATAAATCAACATTGTACTTGTTAGATAAATCAAGTTACATATACTTACAAGAAGGTGATTACCTTCAATGTTTTTCAAGTACAAACAATTACATTAATTTAATTATTACATATGAGGAAATTAGCTAATGAAGTCAGCTAAATCTGGTAGAATAGTAGGGAATCAAAGGGTACTCAATAAAGCAAGTAGAGGTGGATCTGTTCATGGAGCAGAGGAAATCTATTACTATAATACTTTAGACACTTATCAAAATAACGGTACTGTATCAAAAGTAAGATCGGCTCCTGATGGATGGGTCAAAGCAAATACCGATCCTTTTTATCCAACCAACATGATTCATTTGGATTCTATTGCTCCTTATCATCATATAATGAAAGATTATAGTGGTAATAGTAATGACGATTTTATACATGAGCAAGCTCAAAATAGAACGATGGTTCCAACAAGATTTGGTCCTGCGTATGCAAATTGTTGGTCAACTTTATTTCAAGGTGTACAGAACGGTGGTGGTGGATACTATTCAGTAGATCACTATACTAACCTATTACTTTCTTCAGGTGCATTTACGATTGAATTTTGGATGAAGCAAACTGCAACTCCAAACAATCCGATGTATATTATCTCAAAAGGTAGTACAGCAAATGTATCTACTGGTTTGGGATGGACAGTTTATCGTACAGTAAATAACGGTATTGCATTTTATGATGCACAAGGAAATGCAAATACAACTACCAGTGGTATTACTCTTTCAGCTGATACATGGTACCATGTTGCTGTGGTAAGAAACTCTACTGGAACAAATGATACAAGAATTTATATTGATGGACAAGTCTACGCAAACGGAACATCTACTGGTAATTTTACAGATACTAACACAATGTTTATTGCAACGGATCGTGTTGCAACAACGGGAACTACACAATTTAAAGGTAACTTAACAGACATTAGAATTTCTAATTCTGCAAAATATTCATCAGTATTTGCACGACCAAATACTCCTCTTGACATGACTGGATCCGTATTCCAGATGCCAATTAGTGCAAGAAATCATATGAATATACGTTCAGAACATCCTAACGATGCGGTTGTTCGTACATATAACTGGACATTTAAAGTTATCGATTCTCCTCTTGGAAATCCTGAACATTTATCTGGAGCAGGAGCTCATAGTATAGGATCATATGATTCTGCTAGATTCTTTCAATATCATGATGCCAATCCTCAAAATACTCCAATGAGGATAGGAACATCTCCTTTTACGATAGAGGCTTGGATTTATAGAACGCAGAATCAAGGATCATCTGACTCCGGTATTATTAGTAAAGGTGCTGGATCAAGAGCATCTGCTGGTAATGGGTGGTCTTTAATGGTTTTATCTAATGGAATATTAGAATGGCATTCTGGATCAACTGTTATTTCTGGTAGCGCAAATACTGCTGTACAGAATGGTGGTTGGTATCATGTTATGGCTATTCGTGAACAACTTGGAGTAGGTATGCTCAAGTTGTATGTTAATGGACAATTAGCAGCAGTAGGAACAGATAATACGAATTTTACAGATGCAATGATGACCAGAATTGGTTCAGCTAGAGATTATCAATATAATTTGAATGGATATCTGTCAACAATTCGAGTATCACATTCAGGATTTCCAACAAGATATGGGACGGGTAACACTTCTCTTGCGAATGTTACAACTAATACAGCTTCTTTTGTTGCAAATACTGGTACAATTGATTCCACTGTTAAACTATTAACTGCATTTAGTAATACCGCACGTCCATACACTCCACAACCAAATTCTTTCTACACCGGTCAACATAGACATTTGATGTTGCAATATGGTGGTAATGATACTAGAGTTAATGGAAGAATCTATAATAATAGAGGTAGAGGATATTCATATAACTGGTGGGATAATTCAACTTCTAGAATTGTTGCAAATAGTTCTTTAGGTGATTTTAGTTTTGCATCAACACAAGATTTTTCTGTGGAATTTTGGTACAAAATGTCATATGCGGATTATGATGGTCATGAAACAATTAAATATTTAATGGACATGCAAAACATGTTCAAAGATTCCGGATTAAGAGTAAGATGGAAAAGTCGTAATCGTAATATTGATGTTTCATGTAATGGTAGAATGATGTTAGTTTCATCAGGTAGTCCAGTTAGTGGGCAATGGAATCATATTTGTATACAACGTGCTAATAATGCATTAGCTTTATATTTGAACGGTAAAAAAGAAGATGAATGTATACACTCTCCAGCTATAGCTGCTTCAAATAATAGAATCACATTTGGAACAGGTAGCTATGAAAAAGGTCATTATGGTAACTGGATGTATGGGCAAATGTCAGATGCTAGAGTCGTTAAAGGTTCTGCAGCTTATGCTTATAATGGAAATAATCCAGATTACATTACACTTCCTAAATCTCCATTAACTGCAATTGCAAATACTGTTTTATTGACAATGAATGATTGTATTCTTTTAGATAAATCTGGTAGAAATAATACAGTTACAATTGGTGGTGAAGCAAATACTGCTGGACAATCTGATGGTTATTTAACTTCTTCTTGGTCAGTTTGGCCATCTACAGCAGTTCCTTATGCGCCACAAGATGATTGGGATTATGAAGCTTCACATGGTATGAATATGGTATCGGACGATGTTATACATTATGCTAGAGGATTGCGTAATCAAGAATCTACTTCAGCTGGTCCTACTGAATTATCATGGTTAGGTAGATTAGCAAAACCTTGGACGATTGAAATGGTTTATTATGGAAAGCAAGTTGATCCATCATCACCAGGTTCTATTGGACAAGTATATCCAGAAAGTGGACGTCCATTGTTCAGAACAGGAAATTCAAATACTCATCAAGGTTTAGAATTTGTTTATCACTATAATGGAACAAATTTTGTTTGGGGTGACCAGACAATGAGATGGTGGAATCCTCAAGTTGGTATTACTGCTAATAATACGGCAATGAGTTCAAACTCATATAACGGTATTAATAATACATTTAAAGGTCACGCATTTAATCATCTTGCTGCTGTTTATGATCCATCAAAGATTAATACGTTTGCATTATATTTAAATGGTAAACGTGTTCATGCGAATGTAGGTACATTTAACTCATTTACTGGTAGATATGATTTACCAGTTAAACCACAAGTAGATGATTTCACTACTGAATATCCAAAAATGAGTAATCTTAATGCATTAAGAATTTCCGATAATGCTCGTTACGATACTGCAAATACTACATTAACTATTCCTACAAGATTTATAGAAGATGCAAATACATTCTTAATGTTAGATGATGCTTCTGTTCAAAATGATAAAACTCTAAGTGGCCAATTCATGGTAAGAAATGTGTGGCCAAACTATACATATAAAAAGTATGGTGATTATAGTTGGTTCTTTGATAACAAGAGAAGTAATGATATGAGAGCCTCAATTGAATTTCATAATCATGCTTATTACACAATGAGAACAATGGATCCACGATATGATGATTGGACAATAGAATGTTGGGCTTCTTGGTTAAATACCGATAGTGGTGGAGTTGCGTTTGATGGTTCTTATGGAAATTGTTTATTCCATCTTACTAACGAATATTGGGTTGGTGTTGTTAATGGTGTTTGGAGATTGTCTTGGAGTAATGGTACTGGTGCTGATAGTATTAATTTCCGAGATCAAGTTCGTCATCATCAAGTAAATACATCAATTTCTGTAGCACAATGTAGTTGGACAAATAGAAATAATTTTGACCATATCTGTTTAGTTAGAAAAGCTGGATCAACTTCCTTTTATATTAATGGTATTGAACAGAATAATAAATTCTCTGATGGACATATGGAAGGTTGGACTGCTGATGAAGGACCAACTGACAATCATTATCCAGATATCTATTCTCAATACACTTCAATTAAATTAGGAACTAATTGGAATGAGGATCTTAACTATGCATGGAACGGATTTGTTCAAGATTTTAGATGGTCAAGAATGGCAAGATATAAAACAAAAGTAATTCAAGGAAGACCTACTATGGTGTTTGCTGATACTGACGTTGCAGCATTACCGTATTTGTCTAACCCTTATCCAACAAAGTAGAGTAAATTTATGTTAAATGCAGATTTTCCAAGATATCCAAAACAAGGCGACACCTTCGTGTATGATGGAGGTACATATACCTATCATGAATTAGGTGTTGGTTGGTATATTGATGATGTTGTTCCAGAAGATGAGAAAGATTTTAATTGGGTAACCGATTATAATAAAGCTCTAATAAATGGACAAGATAAATTTGTTGTTAGACGATATCCTTTAAATCCTCAATTGGATGCTATAAAAGATATGGTTCGTGTTAGAAGAACTAATTTAATTAAAGAATTAGATTGGAGATATCTAAGAAATGCTAGAGAAACTAGACTTGGACTTACACCAACAGATGACATTACAAAGTTGGATACATATGCACAAGCATTAGCAGATATTCCAAATCAAGAAGGTTTTCCAACAGAAATAATCTGGCCGACACTATAAAAACATGGCACATCCACATACTCGTTCAGAATTTAAAGATTACTGCTTAAGAAAACTTGGTTTTCCGGTAATTCAAATTAACGTAGATGACGATCAGGTAGAAGATCGCATAGACGAAGCACTCCAATTTTGGAATGATTACCACTATGATGGTACTGAAAAAACTTATTTCAAACATCGTGTACAACAGGCAGACATTGATCGTGGATGGATCTACTGTCCAGATTCAGTTATATTTGTAACTGGTGTTCTACCATTTGATGAATCAAACTCATCAATCAACATGTTTGACTTGCGTTACCAATTACGTTTACATGATTTGTATGACTTTACATCGGTATCATATGTGTCATATGAAATTACCATGCAACATCTACGTACATTGAATCTATTGTTCTCTGGTACTCCACAGTTTAGATTTAATCGTCATCACAATAAATTATACTTGGATATTGACTGGACAAGAGATTTACAAGTTGGTCAATATGTTGTTTTAGAATGTTATCGTAGAATGGATCCAGAAGTATTAACTGTTACTGGAACATCATCTGCAAATACAACATCAAATACAGTAATAGGTACAGGTACAGTATTTGACCAAGAATTATTAGAAAAAGATTTTATTACTATTGGTACAGAGACAAAACAAATTATTAAAATCATTTCTCCAACAGAAATGTTATTAGACAGTCCATATACTTCAAATGCAAGTGGGTTGGCAATTACTAAAGAAGGTAACTCTGATGTTTGGAATGATCGTTTTTTAAAAAAATACACGACTGCATTGATTAAACGTCAATGGGGAAGCAATCTTAAAAAGTTTGGTGGTATTCAAATGCCAGGAGGTGTTACACTAAATGGTAAAGAAATTTACGATGAGGCCGAAGAAGAAATCAAATTATTAGAAGATGACTTAATAAGCACGAACGTATTGCCAGGTGATATGTTCATAGGATAAGGTAAATGACAACAAACTTTTACTTTAATCCATTTCCTAAGGACCATATAACTGAGGAACAACTTCTTGTTGAAGATTTAGTTATAGAGGCAATGCAAATATATGGTATGGATGTTTTCTATCTTCCTAGAACAAGTCGTGACAAAGTAGATACTATCTATGGTGAAGATACCATAAAACAGTATATCAAAGCATACCCACTTGAGATGTATGTTGAAAATGCTATGGGTATGGAAGGTGAGGGCGATTTTATGTCCAAGTTTGGTCTTGAGATTCGTGATGAAATGACCTTACTTGTTTCTCGTCGTAGATTTAAATATACAACAGCAGCATCTAATCTAATTCGTCCTCGTGAGGGTGACTTAGTTTATGTTCCTCTATTACAGAACTTTTTTGAAATTACGTTTGTTGAACATGAAAACGATCAAGCGATGTCATATACACTAGGACGTGGTCGTGGCGGTAATGTATATGTGTACGCATTAAAGATGAAACAGTTTGTATTCTCAGATGAGATTATAGATACTGGAGTTACCGAAGTTGATGAACAAATATTTGATTTATATAGAAGAACAAACATTCCGTTTTCAGATGTTGGTTCTGGAACATATCTAAGAGGTGAAATTGTATATCAAGGAACTGATCTTGCAAATGCAACTGCACAAGCAATAGTTCATACATATAATTTAACTGGAAACAATTACATTGAAGCAGTTCGTGTTCAAGGAACATTTGTACAAAATACTGCAATTGTTGGTGTAACAAGTAATGCATCATATATAATGAACTCTACAATAGATGATATGACACCATTTGATACTCAAACAGAAGATTTAATTGATAATAATGCTATTGAATTTGAATCAGATGATATAATTGATTTTACTGAAGTTAATCCATTTGGTGAACCATAATGTTAGGTAATGCACATTTTTACAATCGTACCATTCGCAAAATTGTTATTGCGATGGGTACAGTCCTAAACGACATTCAATTAGTAAGATATACTAAAGATGGTCTGACGGCAAAAGAAAAGTTTAAAGTACCTTTGTCTTATGGTGCCAAAGAAAAGTATATTGTACGCATTACATCCGATCCAACACTAACAAAATCAGTTAATGTTGTTGTACCACGTATTTCATTTGAACTTACTGGTCTAAGTTACGATTCATCTCGTAAACAACAAACAACATTGATGAATTGTAATACCGATACTAATACAACTTCAAAGACTCAATATCTTCCAGTACCATACGACTTTACATTTGACGCTGCAATTTATGTGCGTAATACAGAAGATGGTACACAAATATTAGAACAGATTCTACCTTTCTTTACACCAGACTTTACTGTAACTGCAAAGTTAATACCAGATTTAAATCGTTCATATGACTTACCTATTATTCTAAATTCAGTTTCAAATGAAGTAGATTATGAAGGTGACTTTATGACTACCCGTTTAATTATTTGGAACTTATCGTTTACAGTTAAAGGTTACATATTCCCAGGAGTAAAAGACTCCAAGATTATTCGTTCAGCAACTATAACTGCTATTGATTCTGAGACTTCAAATGTTTATGTAACTGTTAATACACAACCAGATCCGGCTAATGCAGGTCCTGATGATGAGTTTGGATTTGCCGAAATTATTACTGAGGCTCCTAATGTACCATGAAAAAATTAGATCAAAATTTATCTGATGTCTTTGACATTGAACCACTGGATTCAGTTCAAATAAGTCAAGAAATCGTTCCAATAAATAATCCAGTAGTTTCGGATGATGCAGACTTTGCCAGAAAAAATATTAGGGATCTAATCCATACAGGTAACTCTGCATTGAATAATCTTTTGACTGTTGCGAAAGAATCCGAAGCACCTAGAGCATATGAAGTTGCGGCAACATTAATTAAGAATCTCTCAGACTTAAATAAAGATTTGATGGAGGT